TGAGGATTACGCTTTCCACCAGTCGGTCAAGTACGAGACCCTTCTTGATGAGCGATTTGGAGGTTAGGATGTCCTCCTCTTTTGCTGTCATAAACCTGATCTCGATAGAATCCTCCTCATAGAGAGGATGACCGTCGGGATAGAACTTACCCCGAGATGGCAAGGGGACGAACTCCGTTGGAGTCGACCAAGACATTGGGGTGCCTGTGGGGGCAATTGCAGAAGGGGACCCCGTCGAAGACGAAGACCCCCCTGTGCGTTCATTGTTTCTGCTCATTTAATAACCTTTCGTTGATACTCTATTGTATCATTGTTTTTGTTGCCCGTTAAGGGCGTATTCGCTAGTAACCGGCTGCTGGCTGTCCTGACTTTGATAGCTCGGCCCAATCGTACTTGATTGTAGCTTGGAGTTCCATTAGTCCGTCGTCCTCATAGGAGAGGGTCTGACCGAAATCGACGCTACTGAACCAAGCGTTCTTCAAGTCCCACACTTCGATCTCTCCGCCGTCGGCGTCGAGCTGGACGATGCGAACTGCGCCGCCGATGGCTGCGATAGCCTTGGCCTTGCTCGTGGTCTGGATTGCGTTTGGGCTGTCGGGATAAGAATAGCCCGACTTCATGATGGCGTTTAGAAGGGTGCGAGCCATGTCGGGGGCGACTGGGTCAGCCAAAGTGACGGACATCTCTCCCTTCCAAGTCACACGACCGGGGAACTTGAACTCGTGATTCAAGAAGGTGTGCTTACTCTCTGTGATCTCCATAGTGGGCTTGTCAGCCTGTTTGATGACCCAAACGGGGATCCCGCCGATGTAGAGGAAAAACCTATATTTGCGTTTTGGGTCGGACGCTGCGTCCCCCCAGAAAATACCTTCGCCTGCGTTTGCCATTTATTCGTTACTCCTTGTGGTAAATAGTTTCGTTTAGGGGTTAGTCCTCGAAGGATGCCCCTGTGTTTGTGATCGCAAAGTCAATAGCGAAGAACTCAACAGAGCGGGTAGGCTTGAGGAGGATCTTTGCGTACATAATGTTACGGTCTTGTAGATCTGGTGTCGTCGTTGACTCGTCCAAAATGAGTTTGAAGTCCTCAAGTCCGTAGCGTGATTTGACACTGCGGAGGATAGGTTCAGCCTGACCGATGAAGCGGTTCCAGGTAGACTGAGTGTTCTGGTCGAACAACATACGACTTGCGATGAAACTGATCTCCTTCTTGAGGTAGATCATTAGGCGGCGCACATTCACTCGATCCAAGGCAGACGGGGTGATTTGTAGTGTCTTCTGTCCGAAGATTACAATTCCTTCTGCTGGGAACTGGGCGATTGGGTTGATGTTTGCCTCATAAAGAGCGTCACGATCTTCCGATGTTAGGCGACGAGAGGTGTCTAGGACGGGGATACCAGCGGCACCCTCGCTTAGTCCGCCTCGGGAAAAACCAGCAGGAGCGAACCATGGAGCCTTCACACGATCCGTGTGAGAGTAGGCACCGAGGGCTGCGATTGATGGAGGAGCCCAGAGGTTCTGGCTCGTGAACGTATCCTGAATCTTGATCCAGGGGTAGTAGCAAGCACCATAAGAAGTGTTGAGCCCACGGTCACGCAAAGCGTCGACTGTGGTCTCTATGCTGTTGGCGCTGCGAACTTCAAACGAAGTCTTGGCTTCCGCTGCGGGGATGAGGCTTCCGCTTGACAAATCGATGATTGCCATGGCATCACCTCGGTTCTCACAAACATCTACCATCTTCTGAGTTGTTGCTGTGTCTGTGACGCCAGGCGCTACGAGCAGGTTGTACTGAGCGGCCTCTGGGTCACGGACAACATCGATTGCTCGCACTAAAGTGTGCTTGGCGTAGTCAGTCGTCTCGGTGCCGAGAGCAGAGTTGCGGAAAGGCTCACGCTCAAGGATGTCTAGTCCGTCTGTTCCGCCATGGAGGCAGGTTGTGAACTTGGTGAATCCAGCATTGAGGACGTTCTTCCAACTCTCGTCTTGGGTAAGAGGGTTGACCGATGCGCCTCCACGAACCTTTGCCGTGGGGAAGTCCTTGCCTGCCGTGAAACTATCGCCGGCGAGGCGGGCACCACGGACATATTCCGCTGAGGTGGGCTTGTCCGTCACCGGCTTCACATCATCCAATGTAAAGACATAAGGCGTGACTACCGTGGAAGTGGTGAGATTGGGGTCTGAGGTGGCTCCGGCTTCCTCGATGCCATAGGCGACAGTCGGATCGTTGACCCCTTGTGCTAGACCGCAGAGCATATCAATGACCGAAGGATTCAGTGAGGCGTCTGTGTGGCTCTTGCCTAGGTAGGTACCAAAATAAGACTTCTTGGGGGCTGCGCCTACCCAAGATGAGTCAGTGACGAGTGGCACCTCAGGGAATCGGAACTCAGGGGCGTGAGCGAGGACGCCATCCAGGATGCGGGCGTCGAGGGCGGCGCTGGAACCCTTCGTCCCGAAAGCGCCAACACCGGAACCGTCGAGCATGGTTTCGGCAGAGCTGACGAAGTCAGTGGCTGCGGCAACCAAGTTTACGTTGCGATACTTGGGAGCGCCCCAAAACCCGAAGGGTAGGTAGGCTGCATCGGCAGATCCCGCATCGACATCGGAGTCCATCACCACTCGAACGATGTTCGACTTGTTTGAGTGATTGCCGTAAGCCTTCATTCTCTTCTCAGAGGAGTCGTACTTGGAGTAGCGGTCGCCGATCTTGGCCGCAATATAATTGGGGGAAGATGGGTTTAGGTTACACCCAGAGAACCTCTCTAGCGTCTCTGGGCGGGCGTCTGTGTCCCCAAGGCGTCGAAGGAGGATAGTGAAAGTACCATAAGGATCTGAAGTATTTGTTGACGCCTTGATGTCGACGACGGATATCTTGACTTCACGCTGAGTCTGTGATCCCCCGTCAAGCGCCTCAATGCGGAATAGTTTCTGCATATCTTCTGGCTTGTATCCGGCGATGTTGCCCGAGATGTCTTGTGAGATAAACCAACCTGTGGATGCTTTCTGGGATGCGTAAAGACGATTGGATTGTTCTTCTTGTCCGCCACCCGTAGATTGTAGCGGCATAAGGGCTGCAAGATATTTCTCGGTAGAGACATTTGGTTCGACTTGTTCTCCACCCAACTGGGAATACATCTGGTTGAAGTCGCCGCCGACTACGTGCTCAAACGACTCGCCCAAGAAGTAGTTCTCGACCGTGTTATTTATGTCACTGTTGAGGAGCGTTGGGTTTGTGTTTAGAACCTTACGGATGAATTTGTCGCTATTGCGATCGAAGTTGAATTCTTTGATAGAGTCATCGCCCATCACCAACTTGACATGTCCAGCGGTGGCGCTCTCAACTAAGGTGCAAGATGCTGTGACAGCGACGTCGGTGCCGGCGGCAGTATTGTACCCTGACACTCGGGCTCGGTTACCCGCCACTCCTGTCTTGTTGTAGATGACGGCAACAAGTGACCCTGTTAGTTGTCCGTTGTTGGCGTCGATTGCAGCAGATCCTGAAGGAAATAAGAACAGCCCCTGTGCTCCACCCGTATTATCGTCGGCAGACAAGTTTCCAACCTTCCAACCAGCAGCGCCATCGGTTCCATCGGCGGCGTCGGGGTGTTGCTCGCCAAGTAGGCGAACCATGGTTACTGTTGGGTTATTCTTCAGCCATGCCTGAGCAGCATAGGCGGCATATGTAGGAGCGGTGAGGTTTCCGTCACGCCACACATCCTCTCCTTGGGCTCCGGCAACAGGCTCGCCGAATACAGTGACGAACTCAGAGTAGGACTCTACAGTCACAGGGCGCATCCCAGGTCCCTTGCGGGTTCTGCCGATGATCATCGGTCCGATGGTGCCAGGCTCTCTTGGTAGTTGCGAGTTGTCGATTTCGTTGACGAACACGCCAGGGGATACAAATTTGAATTTCTTCTCAGACATTTAGGGTTTCTCCTTGTTTATATAAAGCGTCTCTATGGTCGCCTGCTCTTTACTAAATAGTGTTGTTTGTGACCAAACGACTATTAGTGTTAGGGGTTGATTTTATTCTTCTTGCCAACTACCTCAAATACATCGGGGTTGGACGAGGTCTTCTTCTTGATGTGATAGTCTAGTTCGTCCTGTGTGATTGCTCTTTCTCTTTGGAACTTGACTTCTGCTGCTGTCTCTCTCACTACGATAAATGGTTGTTCTTGGTTTACATCATCCCCTATGATATACCCTAAAACCTTGATTGTTAAGGTGGTGTTAAACTTTCTTTCTTCTTGCCCGAGAGAGGCTGCGTTATTGTCTTGGGAGAAAGAGGGCTGGATGAAGGCTTCGTACTTGTTGCCTTCGTGGCGAATGATGAAGGAGTTTTGGGCTCCGGTTCTCGTCATAAAAGGTGTTGTGAGTTGGTTCATCTGCTG